TGAAACGGCAGGTACTTGCATAGCAAAATTGCGATCTAATCCACCTGGGAAATTACCAACACCAGTTGTAAATGAACCATAGCCATAGGCTGTGTCCATAATGGCAGGGGCGTATTGCGCTTGGACGTTTTCGGTTTTTTTATTTATACCCAAAGCAGACAATAGACCCATAGGTATACTTTATACCATAAAACGGACTAATGGTGCAAGTTAGACAAATATTTGTGCAGTTTGTTGCGGTCTAGTTAATTGACTTACGACCATAGCAAGGCTTATAGCAGCTGTAACATCGCCAGCCGATTTTCTACGTATTATGCGCCAGCCAGCATCATTAGTCTTAGCTGCACAGTTATTAAGGTGCTGTACTAAGTCCGCTTGCCCACTATGTACTAATCTAACGTTAGCCAGAGCATCTGATAAGTCTGAACAGGCTTGGTAGAAAGCCTGGCCACTGCAATCTTCGATACGCCAACCACTTTGTTCTAATTTAGTGGCTAAAGTCTGTGTTGCGTACTTGTCAAATAGTATTTTGTGTGGATGGTACTTCTTTGCCCACTCATTAATATCACTAGCCATCTTAACCTCATCTACAGCTACTTCGCTTTGCCATAACTGGGCTAGACCTACAGCTATCTTGCCATCTTTTAATTGACCCATTACGAGCGCCCCAGATCGCCTTGTCGGTGCAATATCAAAGGCCATTATAGTCATCGGCCCGACAGGTATTTCTAATGTGCTATCACTACATGCCTCAATAGATCCATATACCCATGGGCTTACAGCGCTATCTATCCACTGGCATAACATCTCAGTACGTGTAGCTTCAACGCTATTTGTATTGACTGATTCTTCTAAGGTTTCTTCGGATATTAAATGCCCTAATGCTGGATTTGCTAATGCCCAGGCTTTACGATCATGTATCTTGCAGTGCTGTGGTGCTGACCATTCGTAATAACCTAAACTCTCTGGTGGATAGGATAAACAGCGCTCTTTAAGATCATTAAGCACAGTACTAAATCCATCACCGGCGTTACTAGTCATTAAGGTCATCGAATTAGGCCTAGCACGTGTAACAGGTAGTGCAGCTGTAAAGGCTTCCTCTGTCCACTCACGTAATTCATCGATGTATAAGAAATCGGCAGTCTTACCACGTGGTGCATCACGTGTTGCAGCGGCTATCTCATACCTTGCGCCATTAAGTAAGCTTATAGATTCTTGACCATTAGCCAGGCGTATCTGTCTTACCTGGTCTTTTAGAAATTGATTATCTTCTATCGTGTAACTAACTTGCCTAAATGTATCTAATGCCATATTACGATTAGAGGACATGCCTAGTACATTCTTAGAACCCCATAAGAATAGATGGCTCAATATAAGCATGCGTGCTAAATGGGTTTTGCCATTTTGACGAGCTACCAGTATTAGAGCTGTCTTTTTACGCCAGTTATCTTCATCATCTACACATAACAAATCATCTAGTACAAATCTTTGCCAGGGGATTAAAGGTAGACCGATCTTCTCAGCTAGATCGGCCACCTCGTCCGCTTTGCTCTTACCTTTAAGTAAGGGCGTGTGAACTCTAGGCTCTGTGCTACCAATTAGCCCGACCCCTCGTTTAATCGGGATTATTTCTGCATCATTCTTCATCGAAGTTTATTGTATCTGGTTTATTAAAAGGTGATTCTGGAACGATCTGGACTGTCTTGGAGAGAGAAGGTTTGAAAAAGACAGGGGGGGTCGCCGTGCTATTAAAAAAACGACCACCTTTAGCGCTGTTACATGACTTACACATGCTTTGTAGGTTGTCTGGACTCCACATGTCACCACCCTTAACTCTAGGTATGATGTGATCCACTGTGTGTGCTGGCCTGTTACAACTCACGCATGTCCACCCATCACGATCGAGTATCTGTATGCGTAGCTTCTGCCACTTGCCACTACCTATAGCTCTTTTACTCAATGCCATCCTTTAGTCTTGAAATGATTTAATGCTTTACACATAGAACCATATCTATGTAAGTTATATTTGATACCCCAGTCTACTTGCTTAAAGCCATCTACCTTAGCCAAGTACTTAGATCTACCTTGTGGTATGCCATAGTGTGAGCCATTGCGAGCGCTTGGATTCCACCTACTCTCATAATGATATAACTCATCTAAGCAATAGAACTCTGTGAATGAATGATGTAGTTTGATAAATGCATATTGCTTGTAATGAGTAGCTCTTGGTTTATCTGCAACGGAATAATCTTTTAAAAAGCAAAGACTAAATGCAATTAGCATAGAGCTCACCCAAACTCTGCGCCTTCCGAGCCTGGCCTTGGGCGGCTCAGCTTTTCGATTTAAGATCGAACGCTTTTTTAGGGTACCATACATAACATAATCCTTTCTAGTTAGATAGCAATATAATCTCACTATGTGGACAGTGATTTACCTCACAATGGTAATCTTACAACTCCAATGTATTTCGTATTGATCGATCCAAGTACAGTCATAACCAGCCTCACTCAATTATTAACCGCCTTTCAACAGCTGCAGCCATACCATTGGTACCAGGAAACAAATCGACAACCTCATCTCCTGGCTTAAAGTTTAACAAATCTAAAATCCAATCATTAAATTTATCTGGCTTAGAGCCTCTTAGCCCCTTGCGTTGCGCTCTAGCACAATTTAGATAATCTCTAGTCATTGGCCGTCTATTTTTTTCTTGTCTACCGCCGTATAAAATTACAGGCTCCCACGCATATTGCACAGTAACGTTCCACCATATTTGATGAATAGTTTTAGTCCATGCACAAACTCTGGCCTCTTTAGGCATAATAGAACAATAAAACGGCAAAGTAGGTGCATGTAAACTAACTGCCCAACCATTTGAAAACTCATCCATAAGTTTTTCAATTAATTCTATGTGTTTTTCTTTTTTGTCATATTCAGCCGCCTCTGGATGTAAATTTCCGTAGAAACGTTTGGCCAATCCTAAATATGGTGGATCTGCATAAGCGAATTTCATGGCTTGCTCCCCCATCCGTTACCCTTTAAGATAATGCCAGGTGCTGAATACATACGTGCCATATCTAGCCCACATTTAGGGCAAAGCATCCCGCCATCATCCTCTTTATATGTGCGATGTACTGACCCATAAGTACCACACTCATTACAGCTATATTCATACGTTGGCATCATATTCTCCAATCAATAGGCAAGTGTGGCAAGGCAGTGTTTCAAACTGCCAAGCCCCACAGCTATTACATCTACTAACCTTGCTGTCTTTAGGTGCATCTTTCTGCTCAGCTATATTCTTGACACCAACACAGCCACAGTCCATGCACTGATACATCTTGAACCCATCTGGCATATCTGTCTGGTCAAGCCATAAGAATTCAGTGTTACGACTACACCCATTACATTTGAATTTAGTCACGAGCTATCAATTCGTGGCATCGAAAGCATGTGCCATCTTTGAAAACCCTGTCATCCCCACACATCTCGCATGTGATAACAGACTTAACTAGATGCACACCACTATCATCTATTTCGACAGTAACTCCACTGCCGTTAATAAATGCGATATAGCCCATGATTACTCCTTATCCTTAAAATACCAAGCGCCGGTGCTGGTTTGCGATGCCCACCTAGCGTGTTCTTTGATATTGCCCAGGCATACGTAACCATAAAACGGCTTCTTAGTGGTTTTGCTTATACCTTGTCTAAGTGTCATGCCTTGCTCACAGCAATCTATTGGCGGCTTAGGTGTATCTGGCACAGCTGCAACCCAATCAGTAGTAGTCCACTGCACTGGATCTTCTAGCTTGTTTTCTACTGTAAAGGTTTCTGACTTGCTATTTACCGCAGCCATCTCTTCTCGACTAGGTCGCTTTCCTTTAGCTGAGAAACCTGCATTCGCAAGCGCTCGACCAATCGCACTTGTTTCCGCATTAGGTAAAGCGAAATTTGCATTAACGCCCCTATCAGAAATAGTTTCAAGCGCAAGCCCAGTAGAGCACGGCTTGGAATCTGCCTCTGTTTTGAATAACTTGCAAAGTACAATGAATCGAGTGTTTGAGGCCTCGATAATCTCTGTTTCCAATCTTCCATCTGGGAACTCCTTCCACCACTTATGTAGTCTTTCATCAACTGGTTCATATAAACTTAAATCGAAAGCCATTACTCCTGCCAATCTAGTGCGCTGTCTTGCATCGCCTCATGACATGTTTTGGCAATAGCAATATACGCAACTGCGTCTTTGTAATGATCCGAAATTTCTGGGGATTCAACACTGCGGCTGATCTTGACGAGTGACATGGCCATAGCCACTTGGTTTGCTGTGATCGGAAAATGAAAATAAGCAGACCATAATTCGGCAATACGACTATGTTGAGTGTAAGGGTGTCCGTACTGTGAACCCCTTGCGTGTATAAGCTCTGTTGCATCTGCGAATAGTTTCTCAGTTGTTGTGGACATCGTTATCGACCATCCTTCTATGCATATCCCAGCCATCTTTACGGCCTCGCCAGTAATGTATAGTTTTGACGTTTTCGATATATGTGCCAATAGCCCAGGTAAGTAATAACCCTACGACCACTCCCCACATAATTAAATACCCAAAGTCTTTCAGCTCTGTGTACATGTAGCCCTACTTTCTATGCTCACGCTTTGTGGCATGGAAATAGTGTGACACCTGTGTATGACTTTGTGGATGATTTAGAGCCTATATTTGATAACGATTTGGTAACGTTATTTGTAAAGTTTGCCCTCAAATATAAAGCTGCCATCTGAATTTATAGGCACTGTAATTACCTGGACTTTACGCTCATGGACATAGGCCACAGCAAAGCCTTGTTGCCAGTTTGCATAGCCCCTTGTATACGCCATGCCTGAACTGCTTAAATCTACTAAATTGCCAACCTCAACGCCCCATACAGTACGCCCTAATTGGCCTCTAGATGCCTCTGTGAAAGCCGACTGGCCTAATCTATGGGTATGCCCACACACCACGCTCTTACCAAGCCTTCTAGCCCCATTTAAGGCCGTTTGTCCAGGTACTTGGCTAAGAGGAAAAGCGTCACCATGAACGGCTGTCCAGCCTGGTGCCCAATCGAGCCCATAGGGGTGGAATTTAATCTGGAGCTTGTCATATCCCATAAAACGCTCATACTGCATTTCGGGTAGGTTGAGAAAAGATGGGAGTCTTTTTTTAATTGATCGGTAGAGTCTGATTCCATGGTTACTCCCCAGTACATCTGTTACCCCTAAGTAACTTAATACTTCTTGTGTTTGTTTTCTATCATCGTTTATGTTGCCTACCATCTCATCAATAGTGCCAGCATTAAAACCGCCTAGCTGTGGTAGATCAATCTCATCACCGATGCAAATAGTTCTATGAGGCCGCCACTTACTTAAAAAACGGCCTACTGATTTAACACTTGCTTCATTAAAAAAAGGTACTTGCAGATCTGACACGAACGCAATTTTGCGCAATTAGTCCTCGTCTTCGTAGGGGTCATGGTCTGGATTAACTGGATCAAAGTCTGGGCTAGATGGTGTTAGCCAATCTGGGAATACATTTTTATCGCACATTCCTAGAGCTTGATCTACTGGAAATCCTGCACGTCTTAGGCTTAAATAAAACTCACGCAACGATATGGCATAGGTATCTAACTTGGTATTAATTTGCTCATGGGTGTATTTACCCTTGCGCTTATTAACCTTCTTACGTTTGCGTGCGGTAGCCATGTTGCTATTGTCGCTTATTCATGATAAGGAATA